GAACGAGTTTTATCGTCAATTTCCTAGAACTGAAGAACACGCCTTTAGAGATGAGACTAAAAATAGTATATTTAATCTAATTAAAATATACGAACAAATAGATTATAACGAAGGTAGTAGGCATGCGGCGCATGTTACTACTGGAAGCTTTGGTTGGATTAATGGTATTAAAGACACGCAAGTCGTTTTTCACCCAGATCCAACTGGTAGGTTTAAAGTAAGTTGGGTACCTCCAACTCATTTACAAAATAAACAAATAATAAAAAATGGAATTAAATACCCTGGAAACGAGCACGTGGGAGCTTTTGGCTGTGATAGCTACGATATCAGTGGCACGGTTGATGGTCGCGGTTCTAAGGGAGCTTTACACGGGTTAACAAAATTTTCTATGGAAGACGCGCCTTCAAGCACGTTCTTCTTAGAGTATATAGCAAGGCCGCAAACTGCAGAGATGTTTTTCGAGGACGTGCTAATGGCATTAGTGTTTTATGGTATGCCATTACTTGCGGAGAACAATAAACCAAGATTACTATATTACCTACGACGTAGAGGTTATAGAGGATATAGTATGAATAGACCAGATAAGACGTGGAAGAAACTATCAGTTGCTGAAAAAGAAGTGGGTGGTATACCAAACTCAAGCGAAGATATTAAGCAAGCTCATGCAGCCGCAATTGAGATGTATATACAAAACCACGTTGGACATGTAGGCAACGGCAATTACGGTACAGTGTACTTCAACGAATTACTTAATGATTGGGCTAAATTCGATATAAATCGTAGAACCAAACATGACGCGTCTATAAGTTCTGGATTAGCTATTATGGCTTGTAACAGACATTTATACACACCTAATGCTAAAATAGAAAGAGAGACTATGAATTTGAATATAGCAAAATACGATAATAGAGGATTTAATTCCCAGATAATTAAATAAACATGGCTGAGTCAGTATATGTAAATTTTCCTTCTCAAGCGGTTCCTGACCTAGAGAAAATGAGTCCAGAGTATGGACTTAAAATAGGTAAGGCTATTTGTCAAGAGTGGTTTAAGGACTCTCATAATAATAGATATAATGCATCGCATCAAAAGTTTCATGAACTAAGATTGTACGCTAGGGGCGAGCAGGCTATACAAAAATATAAAGATGAATTATCTATTAATGGTGATTTGTCGTATCTTAATTTAGACTGGAAACCTGTACCTATTGTACCTAAGTTTGTAGATATAGTAGTCAATGGAATGTCTGAGCGCATGTTTAATATAAAGGCATATTCTCAAGATGCTTATGGTGTAGAGAAGCGAACAGAATATATGGAGTCTATGCTTCGTGATATTCAAGCAAAGGCTTTCAACGAGCAAGCTAAAGCGCAACTTAATATGGATTTATACGAAAATCCAATAGAAGAGAGAGTTGATACTGAGGAAGAGTTAGAGTTGCATATGCAGCTTAACTACAAGCAAGCTGTAGAATTAGCTAATGAACAAGCTATAAACGTTTTACTTGAGGGCAATAGATACGATCTAACTAGACGTAGATTAATATATGATTTAACTGTGCTAGGTATAGCATGCGTTAAAACTAATTTCAATTGGAGTGAAGGGGCTACCATAGAATATGTAGATCCCGCTAACTTAGTTTATTCTTATACAGAGTCTCCATACTTTGAAGATATATACTATGTAGGTGAAGTTAAGACAATACCTATTAATGAGCTAGCTAGAGAATTTGAAAATTTAAGCGAATCTGATTTACAGGAAATACAGTCTAAATCCGGTAAGCGTCACATGAGTGGAACTCGTATTCACGAAATGGACAAAAACAAAGTTCAAGTCTTATATTTTAATTATAAGACTTATTTGAATGATGTTTATAAACTTAAAGAAACAGGTAGTGGTGGTTTGAAAATTATACCTAAAGACGATTCATTTAATCCACCTGCTGACAAACAAGTTAATTACGGAAAACTACAACGTCAAGTAGAGTGTATATTTGAGGGTGCTATGATTTTAGGTAGTGACAGGCTACTTAAGTGGGAGCGCGCGGAAAATCTAATGCGCACAAAGTCTGACTTCAATAAAGTTAAGATGAATTACTCTATAGTAGCTCCTAGGATGTATGATAGTAAAATTGAATCTTTAGTTAGTAGAATTACTGGCTTTGCTGATATGATTCAATTGACACACTTAAAGTTGCAGCAAGTGATGTCGCGCATGGTTCCTGATGGAGTATATCTTGATGCGGACGGGCTTGCTGAAGTTGATTTAGGTAACGGCACGAACTACAATCCACAAGAAGCGCTTAATATGTTCTTCCAAACTGGTTCGGTTATAGGTAGGTCTTTTACACAAGATGGAGATCAAAATCCAGGTAGAGTTCCTATTCAACAAATATCTAGCGGTGCTGGTCAAGATAAAATTGGTAGTTTAATACAGACGTATAACTATTATTTACAAATGATACGTGACGTAACTGGATTAAATGAAGCTCGTGATGCTAGTATGCCAGATCCTAAGTCTTTGGTTGGAGTGCAAAAACTAGCTGCAGCTAACTCTAATGTAGCAACTCGTCATATCCTTCTTGGATCTATGTTCTTAACTACAGAGGTTGCTGAAGCTCTTTCTTTACGAATCTCCGACATATTGGAGTATTCACCAACAGCAGACGCGTTTGTTCAATCTGTAGGCGCTCACAACGTAGCAACTCTTTCTGAAATGTCAGAGTTATATTTATATGATTTTGGTATATTCTTAGAACTAGAACCCGATGAAGAAGAAAAGCAAATGCTTGAAAACAACATTGGAACCGCACTTGCTCAAGGTTTAATCGATCTAGACGACGCTATAGATCTTAGAGAAATACGGAACATTAGATTAGCTAATCAACTTCTAAAAATTAAACGTAAGAAAAAACAAGATAGAGATCAAGAAATCCAACAACAAAATATGCAAGCCCAAGCGGCAGCGAATGCGGAAGCTCAACAAGCCGCTGCTCAAGCTGAGATACAAAAAAATCAGGCAAAAGTTGCAGAAGAACTAAAGGTTGAAGCTACTAAAGCCGATGCTAAACTAAGGCATCTTCAAGAAGAGGTTAGACTGAAGAAAGAGCTTATGCAGTTTGAGTTTGACTTAAACACTCAACTTCGAGATGTAGAGCGCCAAGAGACACGAGAAATAGAAGGCATGAAAGAGCAAGGAAAGGATAGGCGAGAAAAAATGAAAACAGATAGTAAAAGATTTGAATCTTCAGGTAATGATATACTTGAAGGCGGAATGAGGTTGAGTGACTTCAATCCACAAATAGGAACATAATTATATAATATTTTATCATGGAACAAAACAATCAAACAGATCTTGAGGAAGTAATCCAAGAGGTCGAAAACGAAACACCACAAGAACAGGTAGTAGAAGAAGTTACACCTGAGCTTGAGCTAGAGAAATTCGAAAGCAAAGATGACCCAGACGTCATTAAAGTAGATTTAAGCAAACCCCCACCAACCAATGAAACTAAAGAAGATAACCCTAACGACACAGGAGTGGCTGGAGTCGATGAAAGTCCCGAGCCCACACCGCAACAAGAAGAAGTACAACCGCAAGGAGAAGCACAAGAAGAACCACGAGTATTAGAAGAAGTAACTGAAGAAGTAGAGGAGCTAGCTGAAGAAGCTGTTGAGGCAATTCAACAAGCTGAAGCCACAGGTAAACCCTTACCAGAAAATATTCAGAAACTAGTAGACTTTATGGAAGATACTGGTGGAGATCTTGAGGATTATGTAAGGCTCAATAGAGATGTCAAAGATATTGACGATCAAGACGCGTTACTAGAGTACTATAAAAGAACTAAACCACATCTTACTCCAGAAGAAATAAACTTCATGATGGAGGATAAGTTCTCGTATGATGAGAATGTAGATGAGGAAAGAGATATTAAAAGAAAAAAATTGGCCCTCAAAGAGCAAGTTGCCGAGGCCAAGGCCTACTTAGACGGGCAAAAGTCTAAATACTATG